CGAACTGGCACAATCAACTTGGAAGGATGATGCACTACCATTATGCAACACTCGCCTTGTACACCAGGTAGGACTTGAACCTACGATAGCCGAATTATGAGTTCGGTGCCTTAACCAACTTGGCTACTGGTGCATAGCCGATTTATATATTAAACAAAAGAAATAATGCCAATAAAGCAGCAAAGATAACAAGAAACTTAATCTTCTTATGTCTTGGCCACTCATCTGGTACATTTACATTATTCATATTTCCTCCAACTTGACTACTGGTTTAATGATTTTAACTTACTAATATACCAATAAGCATTCCAATAATAAAAGATCCTACTGCAACAGCAGAGTAATAATATGTTTTCATATGTTGTTTAATAATATAACCTTTTAGTTCTTTTGATATATTATTTAACTCGTCTTGATCTACCACTATTATCTCCAGTTCTAGTTGGACACTGAGCGTAATGATCCAAGAATAATTTCTTCTCTGATCCTTTTTTGTTGCTGCTCAAACTTTGATAGGTATGGTTTAGCCTGTATTCTTTTCTTATTCTTGGTGGCTCTTTTAATTTTGTGCTGAGACACTTTATTGTTAGATTTTTTCAATTAGATCACTGGCTTTCTGCTACTTTGTCACAAGGACAAATGATTGATTCTGGTAGTTCGTGAACTTTTGTTACAATAGTAATCATAGTCTCACACTCAACGCACTTATAAATTTTCTTAACTCGTTTGCTCATAAACCAATCATACCATAATCCAGTGGTTGAGTCAAGACTTGTTGCCGTCCCAAGTACCAATCTTAGTAGTGGTAATTCCATTTGCTTCCCAAAGAGTAATAACATTGGGATTGTCATCAACAGCATAAATTACACGCCAATGTTTGTTAATATTATCTAATATGTCGCTCTTAACTTTATAGTCAGACCTATAGTCATTGTCTCCACGCATGTACAGCGCATGGTGACCAATATCATTTTTAGCAAGCCACATGGATGTAAGTCCCCTCCATTTTTCCATTCTTGAGGTAACAATAATTACGTGCATTTGATCAAAAAAAGCATGGTTTAACATCTCTACCACTTCTATATTTGGCAGGGCATCAATAGAGGCCTCATGAAAAGCCTTGTAGTCCCTATTAGAGCCACGAACATGGTGAAGGTAAGGGTCTACATTGGCTAGAGTTCCATCTACGTCAAAGATGTAGGCAAGAGGTTTCAATCTTGATCAACTTTGTATGTCATAATAATATAGCATGCAATGTAGCCAACAATAACTGCTGGAATTAAAAATAGTGCACTAATCACTTGTACTCCTCCTGTCTATTAAAAAACTCAGTCATGTAGTTGTCTTCTCCTCTTGCTATTTTGGCAGCAAGAGTACGCATTCCAAGTGCATTGGTAATGGAGGATTCTGTCGGTATGGCTTCAATAGCCCTTGCTATTTCTTCTCTTAATGTCATTTCGTCTATGCTCATACATTAAGTATACACCCTTCAAAGATATTGTGTCAAGTCATATTGATGATATAATGAAATAATGAGTGTCCATAAAGTTAATGATTTATTTTCTAGCGCAGAACTAAACATTCTTTATGCTTTTATTAATAGTATAGTTATTCCTATTAAAGATGATGGAACCTATATTTATGATACAGATAATGGTTGGGAAAATTGCACCATCTCTAAATATTTAGGTAGGATTCAAACCTCTAGCGAAGTACCAAGAGAGGTTTGTGATAAGTTGTCTAGCATTGCAAAAAGTATTTCTTCAAAAGAGTTAACATCTTCTGGCATGACATATGTAGAATACAATAAAAAGTATGGCACTCCAAATCTGCCCCCACATTTTGACGGAGATGCCAATGATTTAATAATAAACTATCAACTATCTTCAAATACTTCTTGGGATATTGGAGTTGATCTTGGAACCCATATTATGGAAGATAACTCGGCTTTAGTTTTTAATGCAAATAAAAATATTCACTGGAGGCCACATAAAGTATTTGCTGAAGGAGATTATGTTCGTATGATCTTTTTTAGATTTCAAGATGTAGAAAATGTTGTAGATAACTCACATCTAAGATATTCTTTAGACCAAGAGATATATGATGAAGTAAACAAGTTAAGAGATAGTCTGTAATATGGAAACAATATTTATATCAATAGCGTCCTGTAAAGAAGAGTTCTTAGCACAAACCATCAAAAGCGCAATTTATAATGCGGACAATCCAGAACTTTTGTATTTTGGCATAACCAATATGGTCATAGATCAAAGAGATTTTGTCTCTGATCCTGTATTTGATCAATCAAATGTAAACTGCTTAGAAGTTAAATTCAAGGGCTCTCTTGGCACTGGGTTTGGAAGAATGACAGCATCATTGATGGCTAATCAGGAACATACCTATCTTTTACAGGTAGATGCACAAAATATCTTTGAAAAAAATTGGGACACAGAATTAAAAAATTATTATAAAGATCTCCTAAAGGTATGTGATAAGCCAATAATATCAACATCTCCAAGAAGGTGGATTGACGGACCAAATAAAGAAGTTTGTTTGAATGAAGAAGATGGTCTGATCGTAAACCCTTACAACTTTAAAACAATAGAAAATTTTAGTTCTTTAGGGTTCAGAGTTTCTGAAAAGGGAAGCAAAAACAATGACGGAACTTTTGATCAATATCCAGAAATAATTGGTTCCTATTATGATTGGTCAAAAGGAGAAAACTTTGTTGAGCACGGACTTATTCATGCATCTTTTATGTTTACAAGTTTCTCTTTTATCCATGATGTGATGCATGACCCCAACAATACCTGGGATGGAGATCAGATAAATCTATCTTTCAGAGCAGGAACAAGGGGGTATAGAATGTTTGCAATTAAAAATTGTCTTGTTTGGAGTAAAGATAAGTTTAATAGAAGAGGAGAACTTACTGCTAAAGATGATTGGAGAACTTCTTTAAGATCATCCGTTGTATTATATAATGAAAAAGCCTCAAAAGAATTTCAAAAAAAATTATTTAGCGGGGATTATCTTGGATATTGGGGAGCCCCAGACAAAATATCAATAAACAAATATTACAAATTTATAGGAATTGATTTGTCTAAATATTTTATTTAATTAGTATATATTTTATGATTTAAAATTTAACAATCTTCGTTAGTTGACATATACTTGCCCTCTAAACTATCCCAGCATCTTCCATAGATAGTGTGTCTGTTTCCATTTGTTACTTTTGTAACTCTATGCTCAAACTCTTTGTATAGTGGAATATTAACAAGCATGCCAACTTCTGGCTTAAGAACATAATCTTTATGCTTAAACTCTAGCACACCACCATCAAAGTTATCATTAATGTAAACATTAAAGGATGCTGATATTTTACCCTGACTGCTAATTCTTTTACCTTGCGTCTTTGAGTTTTCTACAATTACAGTTTGCTGTTCTTCTGAGTCGCTATCGTCTCTTTCATAATGAAACCCCATAGCATAGTCAACATCGCGTCCAAGTTCTTTAATAATTTGATCATCAGGAACTTCAAAGAATGACTGTAATGCTCCTGCCCCACCAAAATATTTTGGAACTACTGACGCTATTCTTGTTTCTATAAATCCAACGGGACCTCTATCACGCCACTTTGATGTTTCAGTAGGAACTAGCATCCCCCCACCTTCGTTGTATTCTGGTATATATCCCAAGAACTTGTTCTTAGTGTTACCACCATAGGGAGATCTCATTGTGTCATACCATCCAACAGGATCATTTGCTTCTTTATTTAGCCATGTCAGTTCTTCTTCTGATAGAAAGTTTCTAATGACCCATAAATCTTTTTCTATGTACTCTTTTTTTGACTCCCAAAACTCAGATAGTTTAGAGACATCTTGTTCTTTATAATATTCTATAGGGTATATCATATATAAATTCTACCATTCTTTCTTATGCAGTAAGACTAACAGACATATGAGTTAAGCAAACATCTGCAACAATATATTCATTAGAGTTAATCACTACATCGTAGTGAGTCGCGTCTTTTTCACAAAAGAAACATTTATTATTTTCCATATATTTATTATATCACAGAGTCTTAGGCTGCAACTAAAACATTTATTGGATTTATAATAGATTTTTTATTTTCTATTAATTCTTCAATTTCTTTGCAAACTACGGCGTACTCTTCTTTAAATATTTTCATAGATCTTCCAGGACCAACATCAATATGTCTTCCTTCTGCTGCTGCTGCTTCTTTAACACCTTTTTCTGAGTCGTAGTTAAGAACTGTGCAGCCAAACCATTTTGCCACATATCCATCCTTGTCAACAATATACTTTTCAAAATTTCCACCCATTTCTTGACCAGATGATTGATGCCTGTTTAGCCAATATGAATAGTAGTCGTTTTCAGTTTTTAATTCTGTATGTTTTTTACCTAAAACATTCATCTGTTGTCTAATTTCTTGATACATAGGGTGTGGTTCTTTTTTTAATTGGCCTAAACCATTTACACTAGAATCACCCTTGTGCTCACTAAGTTCATTAACACTGCTGTTTGGATTTGATGCAACCATCTCTGAAAATTGGAACGTAGTTCCATAAACATCTTTACCGTACTCTTTTGAATCTAAACCACAAGTAATACCCTCAGACCACTTACCATGAGTAATCCCTGGGCCACAGTAGTCATTGGTAGGGATAGCGACAACTTGAAAGTCATCTCCCCCGTATGTCTCTTGTAGTCTTTGTAGAATTTCCATCTGGTTTGCGTTTCCACAACCAACAGTTGTGTTTACTATTAGGGTTACCTTACCTTTGAACTGATCCAAAAAGTTAGGGGCTTCTTCAGCCGAGTTAAGCGGGATGTCATAAATAGATTTCATAGTGATATTATATACCCTTTTTAATGATCACTCTTCATATGCCTAGCCAAAGACTCGTTAGCCATTATGCCCCAGCGTAAATCCCATTGCTTTTTGCAAACAACACAAACAACAAGCCTACTCATCCTTGTCCCAGTAGGCTTTTCCAAACTCATCGTAGTCATCCCAGCCAGCACCATCTAACTTTAAATCATCCATCATTCCTTTGATGTCAAGTTCATAGTATGTTCCCCACCAGGTATAAGGCTTATTAAGATACTTCCACATTTTTGCGTGGTATTTATAAGCAAATCCATACTTACCATCTTCATCATAATCAAAACATTTAACTAAATGATTACCAGCATAGGAACCACAAAAATTACCTATCCATCGTAATGGCCATATTCTAGTTTTCTGTATCTTTGTTGAACGATTCATCATCTTTAGGTACCCACACTTTCTTTCCATTTTTATATACTGGCCAATAGCCAAGGCTACGCCAGTCCATCTGAGTTATCTTAGGTTCTTTTGGCATAAGCACACCAAATCCAATCATCTGTCATGGTCTGGTGTGTGTCCCAAAATAGAGGATCTTTCGTGCTCATCTCACATTTTATACATTCTTCAGGCTTCATAAACTCTCCTAAGAAAGTCTTTCATATGCATTTGTTCTTTATCTAAAGATTTCCAGTGTCTATGAGACTGAATATAGACTACTGCGTATGCAAGAGCAGAGAATATAAATCCGTACTGTTTTGTAGCAACAGCATAGACCATCCAAAGCATCTCATTAAATAAAAGTATATACCAACCAAGAAAATTTTTACGACCAACAAAAAATATACCTGCTACCCCTATGACAGCAAGCACCCAAGAGGCATAGTCGTGCATAAATAGTTCCATATATCCAGTATATCCTAAGTTGAGGGTTTAGTCAAGTATAATAGAGTAATGACGCTACTATATATACTCTATAGCCCAACACACAAGGCTATTAAGATAGGCATATCTGATGTATCAGGTAGAAGGTTTGCAAGTCACAGGCAAAAGGGCTGGATCTTAATTAAGTATTGGGCATTTTCCGAACGGGATCGAGCAAGAGCCATAGAAACCACAGTACTAAATACACTAAGACAAAAGCATGGACACTTCCTGGATAAGTCTGATATGCCACAGGGAGGCTATACAGAGACTTTTGATGCATCCAAGATAACTCGTAAGGGTTTGATCCGTATGGTTAATAAGTCTATAAAGGATTTATTGTAATTTTGTATATTGTAAAGGTTTGTTTGTTTATGATATACTTTTAGTATGGAAAATATAAGAATTGTAAAAAACTTAGTAAGCCCATCTGATGCAACTCGTATTATTGAATATACCAATAGAAACCTTGGCTCATTCCATAAGAGCAGATTCTACAATAGATATCAATTAATCTTTGGTTTTGAAGATGGATATTTTAATGATAAAGCCAAACCTTTAATTAATGGTTTAGAAGAGATTACTGAATTATCTAAAGATATTGTAAACAAAACAAAACTTACACTTTCAGATCAGTTTAATGATAAAGAGGATATACTTTTGTCTGGTTTTTGGCTTGCTAAACAGACAGCAGGTGGAGGAGTTAAACTACATCATGACCACGATGGAGGACTAAATACTCACTTTTGTTACAGCGCAGTCCTTTATTTAAATACTTTGTCAGATAGTGGAAGACTTGATTTTCCAGAAATAGGAATGTCTGTTAGTCCAGAGGTTGGTGACTTAGTGGTGTGGCCTTCTGGAATAAAAGAACTATCTCATGAGGTAAAAACTATTAATGAAGATAGGCACAGCATTCCTATGTGGTTTACTAAAGATAAAAACTTTGAACTTGACTTTGCGGGGAACGAAAAGACTTCATCGTAATCTTATTTAGCAGCACAGGTAAGACATACAAAAGGTTCATCATTAGCCTTTACATATAGTTGATTACATTGACTACAGGCTACCTTATAAGAATCAATCTTCTTAGCGTATAGGCTCCAAGAGGATTCAAACTTGTCCATTACTTACTTACACGCCAAACAGTAGAATGGGGCACGGAGGTTATCTCTATGGGTTACTACGGTTTGAGCACACTTATGGCAATTAATATTTACCATATCAGGATCTGAAGCAGGCATTGAGAGTTTAAGGCTTCTCGTGTAGTAATATTTGGTGGCATACCAAGTGATTGCTAGTGCAAGTATTATTTCCATTAGTCTATTCTATCACATTAGGGTTTGTCATGTCATCATCCATAGCCCCGCAAATAGTACAGGTTACCTGACCATCAAGGTCTAATTGGTAGTCGCATCCATATTTGCTACATAGGGCATCGCTCATGATAGTTCTTCTTCAATTGCTTTAATTCCTTCTAATACTTTACCCCATACTGAGGATCCATAGTTATCATTGAAGTACTTAAACATTTCTAATCCCGCCTGAGTTTTAATGCCAGTCGTAATCTCAAGCCTTCTAATTTGTGACTTGCTCATCCCACCGCCCCTTCCATTTGCAATTCAATTAAACGGTTAAGTTCAAGTGCATATTCCATTGGTAGTTCACGCGCAATTGGCTCGATGAATCCACGGACAATCATTGCCATAGCCTCATCTTCAGTTAATCCACGAGACATCAAATAAAATAATTGATCATCATTAATCTT